AAAACATTTTACAAAAAAAAATAAAAAAAAATTAAAATAATTAACTCAAGCCACATTCATTAAGCCTTTCAGTATACAATAGCTTGTACCTTACCTGCTCATTCTCGGACATTTGCCGCCATATTTCGTTGAGTCCAGTAATACTATTCTCTGCTTCTAATTCTGCTTTCCAGTCTCTTGACTGCGGAACGTGAACATTAACCTCGTTAAAATCCATCTTGTTATAAATGTCGGCAGCAATACCAATTTCAGCAGCGCATTTCTTCAGCGCATCCGTAGCGGCAGCCTTTAAGTCGTTACCTATGCTCAATGGCTCATTACTTCCTCGCTTAGTCATTATGTCTTTATTTCCGTACTGCATCTTTACAATGGTGCGCCCATTTGTACGGCAAGTTAAACGACCTTTCACTACTGCTTCTCCGTGAATGATTTTTTCATCCATAATCTCAAAGTCCCAATCCCATCCGAACATCAAGTTTAAGACTTTCTTAACGTATCCGCCAGTAACATAATCCCAACTCCCACCACCTTTAGCAGGTCGCTTGTGAACGTAACGCTCTGGAGTCTTTTTAAGTAGTTGTTTTAGTTGTTGTGCGTTCAACGAGTTTTCATCTACCAAACTCAAATCTTTCTCTGTTATTAATGCTAAATTTTCCATTGTTTTATTTTTTAGTTTTGTTTACTTGTTCTTTAATATATTTCATCCAGTCGTTAAAACTTAACCGAATATCGGGTTTTACTGTGCTTCTTATTCTCATTCTTCAACTTCGTATTCTAAGTAATTTGCAATCTTTCCAGTCTGTACCAAGTAGTCAAATATATCTTCATCACTAATCTCTATATCTTGAAAATGAACCCACTCTTGTCTCGTGGCTAAATAGTCACTATCTACTAAAGCCTCATAATTTGAATTAGTAGTATAGAAATGTCTGATAACAGAATTACGATCTATTAAATAATCAAACCAAACACCTAAATTATTAAAATCAAACAAAATGTAAATTTCCTCATCCCATAAACCCTCATAGTCAACAAGAGAAGACTTGTAAATATTACTCAACTCGTCACGATCATTAAGGCTCTTAGGTAGCTTTAATTCTGTTAGTCGCTCAATAACTTGTAACGCTTGGTTAACTTTGTTATTTTGCTCGTTCTCAAACTCAATAGTTACTTGTATACCGAGTAGCTTTGCATAATCCAAGAACTTGCCGAATGTAATGTCATTCTTGCCACTTTCCCAGTTAAATAATGTAGCCTCAGTTACACCAAGTTTTGGTGCTATTGCTGCTCTGCTAATCTTTTGTCTTTTGCGTTCTGCTTTTAATTGTTCTATCATTGTATTTTCTTTTGGTGTGAAAAAATTGTTTTCAAAATGCTCGTTAATAGCATTTAGTTGATTAATAAAATTGCTTAGTGATTCCATTGTTTTGTTTTTATACTTTTTTAAATATTTACCGTTCCCTGCTCAAAAATATAATCACTTTCTATAAAAGTGCTGCATCCATCAAATGCAAAATCATCAAAAAGAACATAGAAAGTTTCTTTAGTTACAAAGTTTTTCTTTAAAATAAATCTTTTAACTCTTTTGGCGTTTTTGTCATCGTAAAGCATAATCTTATCTTCTATGTCGTTTGGATTTAATTCTTCAATTTCCAATACATATTCAGTTATTTTTTTGCCTTCAATTTTTTTTGCTATGTAATTGTAAGTTTCCATTGTGTTTTGTTTATGTTTTGTCATATTGACAATACAAATATACAAACATTTTTTAAAAATAAAAACTTTTTAAGAAAAAAAATAAAAATAATTAAAAAAAAAGTGCGCACCGAGTAGATGCGCACCAAAACAAAAACAATGAATGCCCAGATTAGGGCGTCATAGAGTCGTAAAGATAAGTCGTTTATACTTTGTTTTTTTATTTTTTTATGCACATTAAATAGGTAACCAAGATAGCCAAGATACTTTGGCTTTGGCTGCTTGTAGTAACTTTGTAATCACTACGCCACCACCAACAAATCCACCAGCAGTTAGTATTGCAGTTATTCGTGTCATTCCTTGCATCAAGTTTAAAAACCAATCAGTCTTTACATCTGTTTTGTTATTGCTCTTGTTCTGCTTGGTTTCTTGCACCTTCACTTTGCGCTTTGTCTTTTCGACTTGTTTAGCCACTTTTACGGCTTGTTTGCCACTATACACATAGATTGTATCACTTATCGTATCTTTTGCGCTTAAACACGCTGATAATGCGTTCTCGCAGTCGTGCAAATTGCTTCGTAATTTCTTCTTGTTGACCTGCGCTTGGCTAACGCTAAATAAAAGGATGATTAATATCAGTTTTTTCATAGTTGAATACTTGTAAATGTTTTAAAATTATCCGCTATCTCTTCAATACAAAAACCTCTGCGCCCATCTGCAAAGTTCGTCTGCACCCAGTCACTCGCTGGACTCAAGGCCCAGTATACATTGTACTCGAATTTAGCGTGGCTGGTATCACGAATTAACTGGTGTTTATCGCCAAATTCGCACACTATTCTATACTTATGCAGGTCGTGTTTGTCAATATAGCGATTTATGTGTGTTTTTGCCTTATCGTCGGGTTTAGTATTAAATCCATACTTCAAGTGCTTCTCATCTTTTCCGTGACTGCAAATAAAACACCAATTACCTACAAAGTAATGACTGATAAAGTCGTTAAATATCTCGTACTTTACTTCGGGTAGTAAATAGCTTAAAACCTCTTTAACGTGAATGTTAACAATCTTACTAAATGAGCCACTATGGTTATCATTAGTCACGTTATAAAACTCCAATGGCACTCCAAATTTCGCTAATCGTTTCGCTAATTCAATCTTAAACTGCGCACCTACCTTAAACGCTTCCTCGTTACTCATATTTTGGTCAAGTATATGACCACCTCTTGTAGTTTTAGCATCCCACCCATCCATAAAATCGCCATAATCGGCTACTATTATTTTTGATTGTCCGTTAAACTGTTCGCCTACATAGTAAACTATTTTTTCAAGTGCATCCATTAACTCAAACTCGTTCCATTGGCGCAGTCCGTAGAGATTCTCGGTAATGTTTAAACCAACGTGAACATCTGTGTATGTTACCTTTAACACTTTATTGCTTGTAGGAGTAATTTTAGGCACGTTTAAAGGCTTTAAATTACATTCCTTTAGTGTTTGCTCTATTAAATCTTTATTTAGCTTAAAAAGCGCTTTATTTTGGCTTTCTTTCGTGTATATCTGCCATTGCTGACCAGTAGTAACATTGGTGCTTAATCGCGACAACTCTAAACCATCGGGAACATCTACTAAATTTGCTTGTTGCAACTTTTCAACTCGGCTTATAACATTGCCATTCTTGTCATATTTTCGCTGTGTTTCAACAAAGTTTCGGTATTTGTAATAGTGTTTATTTATGCTCTTATGGTGTAAACCAGTAAGTTCAGCAACTCGTTTAAACCATTTATTGTTACTTTCACCTTCTTGTCTTGGATAAGTGGTTAATGCTTTTCTGCAATCCATTGTTTTGTTTTTTGGTAGAATTCAAACAGCCTATGGTAATAAAGTAAAAAGGTGCTGTTGTTAGGATTAGATTCTAAGAATGATATGTGATTTTGTACAAACTTTTTAGCATCTAAGATAGTGCCATTACCTAAACGCATACCATCGTATTCCTTTAGATTCAATTGGCTTAATTTTTCTTTTAATTCGTGTAATTTCACGTTTTAAATATAGTAAATATTATTTGTTTAAATGCCCATATTCTGAGATCGCGTCAAAGCTCGGGCACTCTTTAATCCTTTCCCACGCATCCACCTTGCCGTTTAAGTTCTTGTCTTCGCTTATGTCACGATGCCCTAATATTTGAACATCATCTATGCTTTGAAATTGTTTTAGATATAGTAAGGCGTTTTCTATTTCGCAAATTAAGGCTTGTTTCTGCGCTTCTGTTCGTGTATCTTTTGCCTTGTGTACGTTTGCCCTATCTACTCCGCCAATGTAGCAGATATGAATGCTTGTGCTATTGTAATACTTAACTCCGTTAGTGATATTTTCGTATGATGCTAACTGGAATACCTCGCCATCTTCAGCAATTATACGATGATAGCCGACTGACTTCCACCCTATGGACTTCCAATGCCGTTTGACGCTTTCTACATCTCCAAACCCAGCAGAACAATGAATAAAGATGCGCTTAATTAATCTCATTTAAATCGTTTGCTCCACCATCTGCGGATAAATAAAGAAATTACCAAAATGGTAATAGCAGTAAATATACTCGTTATGCTTCGGAATATCTCTTGAGCATAAAAGTTAGTGCTGATTTGAAAAGGTAGTGTAAAATAAACGCCCATTCCAGTTGAGATGGTCAAGCATACATCAATTAATTTGCTTTTAAAACTTTCGGTTTGAAACGCTTGAATCAATAATATTACGCTAATAATTATTTTATCCATCTCTTTAAATTTGTGCGTTTCTAATTAATTTGGCTTTCTTCAATATTGCTTCTAATATCCACCCAAATGATAAACCGAAAATGTAATAGATATACATAGGGTTCTCGGTCTTCATCGCATCTGGCAAAAAGTTTAACCCAAGCCAATGCACTAAATCTTCAGTAAATACAATAATAGGAAAGCACATCAAGAAAAACGATACAACGCTATTGTAATTATCAAGCCACCAAAAGGAAAAAGATATATCTAATGGTGTTCTGTCGGAATACCTATCTCTAATCGTAAACTGAAACCACTTGCTGGTTACAAACGCCAAAAAAAGGAAAAAGAAAGCAGCCAAAATAAAGCTACTTTCTATTCCATTGGTAAAGTAATTTGTAACGTAGGTGCTATCCATTACATTATAATTATCTTGTTAATTATTTCATCGTGTTTTGGCTCACCTTTCCATAAAGTCGGTTTGGTGTTGTCAAGGTAGGTAATCATTTGACGCTTGTATTTGGTAGCCATATTCATCGCCTCACGTTTAGCAAACTCTACGTTTGCGATTTGCTCGTTACTACCTTGTGCCGTTTGTGCGCCTTTATTGCCAGTTTTAATATGATTGGCTTTGCTTAAGTATGCTTTTACATTGTATGCGATGTAAGGCTTTAAATAGGTGTCTATTAGCGTTGTATAACTTGCTGGATTAGCTACCACATCATCGTAAAAATCAGCACCGAATAAAGACAATACTTGTTCCCATTCCACTAACTGGATTAAGTTATCTTTTACGGCATTCATATCAAACGTATTACTGAATGCTAACGCCTTTATCTCTGCTTTACTCGCTATCATTTCCTACTATTATTTTAGCTTGTTCCTCATCCATTCCCATCATCATAAGTAACTCATACACTGCTGCATCTCCTATTATATCCTTTTTCTCTAATAGCACAGTAATAGCCTCTAAGTCGTTAACTACGTTCATAGGCGATTGATTGTTAAACATTACTTCGCCCTCGTATGCAGTACCTTTAAATGCTTTTTGCAAAGCTTCCATAATGATGTCTTGCTCGTTTCTAATTAATCTTTCAGCTAACTCCCACTCGTTACGCAGTTGCTGATTGTTGCCAAGTACACCAGCACTCTCTAATCCCGCTAAACTTCTAAACCAGCTACAAGCTTTAACGATGTTATTTTCAACTAACTTCTGCAATTCAATAAAGCTGCCCTCTTTTTGCATAGGGTAGGTAATGTATTCGGGTGCTTCAACATCTCCACTCTTCGGTACGATTAAACTCTTACCGCTTCTGCCTTGACTCGTGCCTTTCAGCTGACTTTCTAACTTTTGTTTTTGTCTTGCTAAACCTTTTTCAGCATCTCCATTCGCATCAGTAGTATCACCAAAGTCAAACATTAAAATACTGGACAAAGTTACTCCGTTCTCGAACTGATTGGCATTGTATTGCCCTATAAGACTTTCTACTTGCGCATCGAAAAAAGCACCACTCCACATAGGTAAAGGGTAGTCTATCATTCCGCTCTCATATTCCATAATAGGAATAATGGTGCGACCATCTTCATCGTAGTTAGGATATAATGTGCGCTCTATTGGTCTAATTCGAGTATCGTTCCAGTCCTTACTAATGGCTACGGCTTCGGGTTTTTCACCGAAATACTCCATAAATCGCACTTGCGAAGCATCTAAATGATATACGAATACCTCGCTACCTTTACGGATTGCTTCAATAAAGCCATAGCCATAAGTTCTGCGGTCTTTAGCTACTCTTTTGGCCAACTCAAACCAGTTATAATACTTGTTTAAGTCTTTAGTTAACTTGCGCTCTAACTGCATATTTTCAGTTAATAACGCACCATAGCTAACATACTCGGCGAACGAGTTAATAACGGCTTTCAAAGTGCTACTTTCTTTGGCTAATTTAGATACCTTTTGAGGGAATAGATTGTTATCTACTGTAGATACAATTCTTAAACCCTGCTTAGTAACTATCTTTTGCTTATCTGTGTAGTCTGGTAACTGAATTACGTTATTCGTTACTTGGAAGCTGCTTTGATGACTTTTTCTTGGATGATTTTTTATTCTCTTCTGCACGTTCTATGAATCTAATCAGTTTGGTAAATTGTGGCAATAAGCTATACTTATAAATTAACTCCGCTGAAAGGGTGTTGGTGTCAAGGATACCAAAGCCCTTAACACCAATTTTCTGCCCTTTATACTTCTTCTTAAAAACCCACATTATACAGATGTTGCCGCTTCTAATTCTGCTACGATTTCCGCTGGAGTTGTAGCTGGTGATGGAGTTGCACCACTAATACCGCTCAATACACGCAAGAACTCGCCTTGCTCTGCCATCATCGTAAACGAAAATAGGTTATCGTCTGCTTTCGCTCTACCACTTGTAGACTCTGCAGACATAAACGCTGCGAATGCCTCATCTCCGAACTCCTCATCGTAACCGATAAACAAAAGTCTGTCACCATCGTACAAACGAGCTACCATATACTGCTCACACGAATCTTTAATTGCTTGTATTTCTTTACGTTGTTCTTTTGTTGGGTTAGCTACTGCAAAGTTTACCTCTACTTGGTTACTTCTTTCCATTGCTTCAGTTACTTCACATTCTCCACGCTTAAAGTTGATTTTACCAAAACCAACACCTGCGCTTTTAAACACGATGTTTGTGATGTCGTGGTCAGTTCCCAATGTGATGCTTTCAACATCTGCAACTGGTATTGTGTAGAGTTCTTTGACTCCTGCCGTTCTTGGGCAGTTTGAACCTGCTACTGCTGCTAAACTTAAATTTGCTGCCATTTTATTATTTATTTTTTTGTTGTTAAAAGGGGACAAATAAATGCCCCCTTTATGAATTTAATACTATCGGAATAATACGATGTCTTCGCCATTGGTGTAGTTAACATCAAAAGCATAATCACATCTGTAACGAACTGTTCTGTCTCCAGTTACTTCGTACTGAGGTAAGATAGATACGTTATTCCACTCTGCATCAAGTGCAGTTCCAAAGTGTAGGTTAGATACGTTAGCCGCTACGATTGTATTCGGAGACACGAAAGGCAAAATAGCCAATCTGTTACCTAAGAAATCCAATTCTTTTGCGCCAATGTAATAAGAACCTGCTCCGTTAGCTGCTGCTGCTTGAGCCAAAGAGTAAGCTTTACCCAAACCTTTGTTTCCGAAGATGTAGAAATCTGGGTCATCTTCTACTGACTCGCTCAATCCGTTGTATACGCTTGTCAATACTGCTAAAGCGTTAGAAGCGTTAATGTAGTTGATGTTACCACTTGTGAAAGTTCCAGTAAATCCGCTTGTATCTAAAGCAATAGAGAAAGTAGTTGCGCTCAATACTGTGATAGCATAAGAAGAACCATCTAAATCGCTCCAATCAGTTCCAGAAGAACCTACCATAGAAGAGAAAGTAACTACATCGCCAGTCTGCAAGTTAGATGTAGAACCTACTGTTAAAACTGCTGGAGATGCTTTAGTGAAAGCCGTTACCGCTACTTTAGCAGAATCTAATTTGCTTACATCTGAACCAGCTTCCATTAAAGGAATAAGACCAGTTACTACGTTAGAAGAAGCAGATACTGTGATTTTAGATAATTGACCAGCAGCTACACTACCTCTCCAAATAGAAGCGTCAATGAACTTTGAACGAATCAAAGCTTGTTGCTCAATCAAAGCCTCTTCGATAGTTGCAGGTGGTACGAAATCGCCCCCACGTCCTCTTGGCTGCTGACTTGCATACCAAGTACCGTTTAATGATTGGTAATCGTACTCAACTGCTTCCATGAATTTCTTAGGGTCTAAGTATTTCTCGCCCAAAGTCATAGAACCTGCGCTATTGAAAGCTGCCACAGAATCTTGTACGTTAATTGTGTTAGCCATAGTTTTAACTACCGCTCTTGAATCAATATCAGTATGTACTGAGATTAATCCGTTTTCAATCGTTCTTCCTCTTAAGACCGACTGCGCTATTATGCCTTCTAAATCCTTACCAGCATAAGTGTTTGGTGAAATTGTTGGTGTTGCCATTATTTAATGAAATTTTGAAAGTTATTTAAATGTTGTTTCCAAGTCGGCTCATTTACCGAGTTTGTCTTATTCGATTTTGTTGGAGTAGGCTCAACAAAGTTTTTAAAAGCCTCAGCGATTTCGTTTTTAATAACCTCGCTTAGGTTTTCTTTTTTGTCCTCTACCATTTCCTCCTCCATTGGCTGCTCTTCTGCGTCTTCTTCTTCTTCTTTAGGCATCAATTCAGCCATAGCTTCTTCTAAAGCTACTAATCTCGGCTCAAGTATCTGCATTACTTCATCTACAATTGCCGTTTGTTCTTCTGGTGTAACTTCGTTGTCCACTTCGTTTTCAGCAGTTGGCTCAGTCTCGTTAGAGATTTTGTTCCAAATCTTCTGAAGCAAAGTTTTTTCTTCCGTCACAACATTTGGTGTTGTTTCTTCCATTTTTTCTTCTTTTTGATTTATAAAATTAGGTACTAATAAGTCTTTGTTCACGAATGTATCTCTTGAGTAGTTAGCCACTTTTTTAGTCTCCCACTCTTTGCCTACAAATCCGTATTTTTTGGCTTCTTTAAAGTTTAGGTATTCGCCATGTCCGCCATTGCGTTCCATTAACTCGGCAATTACTTCTTTTTCTACGCCTAAGTTCAAATATACTTGATTGATTGCGCCTTGCCATTTTTCAAGGTCGTTAATCATATCTTGCATATCGTTCTCGTTGCCCTCTACATAACTCATTACCTTATGAACAAGGAATAAACCAGTATTGTCCATATAAATGTTTTTTACGCTTGTAGCTGCGCTTCCTATAATAGTAGAAGCAGATGCATTTACACCTCTATAATAAGTATTAATCGTTGCACCGCTATTCTTTAATAAGGAATAAATAGCTAAAGCGTGACTAACATCTCCGCCTAAACTCTCTAAAGTTACATTGATTACATCAACACCTAAATTCTGCAAGGCTTTTATCTCCTCTGCTTTTTGTTCGCTTGTATTGGCTTTATACTCCTCGTAAGTATCCGCCCAAACGTTATACCCTATATCGCCAAATATCTCAATATCTGCGACATTATCGGTTTTCTTTATATTTAAAAAGGGTGTTACTTTCATATCTCGTAAATTTAAGCACTTATAATTATAATTTTTGTAAATTATCTATTCGTGATGTTATAAATAGTTTGCAGCGATACGCCATACTTTCGAGATAGCTTATTCCTCAACTCCATAACGCTAATTCTGCCAGTATTTTGGTTATAGAAATCAGCCTTTATTACTTCCTTAATTCTGTCTTTGTGATATAAGCCCTTTTCGGCTAAATCTAACGCATCTTTAATATGTTCTTGCTTGTTCGACATTTGATACTTTTGTTTGTAGTTTAGTGAAATCTTGCTCTACGTTAATTACTTGCAGTTGTCTGTTTTCCGTTACGCTTACCAACTCGCTTACACCTCTGCTCACTTGGTCGCTTATTGTTCCTACTGGTGTAGGTGCTACATATCCGCCCTCAGCAAACATCTTTGGAATACGCATATTATTCAAAGCATTCATAAAGTCAACTCCGTAGTTATCTACTGAGCTTTTCTTTACGATGTACTCGCCACCCTCTGCTTCAAATCCACCACGACCAGCGACAGTAAAAGGCACTCCGCCTTTAGCGTGAGATTCCCCTTGAATAAGTCCACCATCTTGGAACTTTTGTGCTGCTACTGTTGCCACTTGAATAGCACCAAGTACACCTATTGCCGCTGCGTTTGCAATTCTTAATGTTTGCGTAGGTGTTGGGTCAGTAGTTTGTGCAAGTGCTGCTAATACCGCTTGAGCAGCGTTTGCCGTTGCCGTTGATATTTGTATAGCTTTTTGCCTTTTAAAAGCTTTACGTTCTATTTGTTCAAGTTTTTTATCTGCTTGTTCTTGGCTTATTACTCCTGCCTCTACTTGCTCTTGAATTACCTTTTTATTTCTTTCGGTTATTGAAGCCATTAAGCTACCTATACTCGAAATAGACGATTTGATAGTGTCTATTGCAAAGTTTAATTTTTCTTGACCTGCTTCATCTAAACCTAATCCATTTAATAAATTAAGTCCCGCTTCTTCCTCATCAATTCCGTTAATCGTTTGACCGATTGTAAGCATTTGAGTATTAATCTCATTTAATTGCTTTTTAAGTAGTGCTTCTTCTTCGGGTGTTAATGGCGGTATTAATCCCTGCCCAGTATCTGCCGTTATTTGTTCTAACTGCGCTTTAATTAAAGTAGCTTGATTAGTTAATGACTCTAACTCTAGCTGGGCTTTTTCTTTTTGGTATTTTCTATCAATTGCTAACTTTTCTTCAGCCGTTAGGTTAGCTTGTTCTAACTCTCTAAACTGCTGATAGTCTAATTCTGCTAACTCATTTTCTAAAGCTTCTTTTCTTTGTTGTTCTTCTTCCTCTAATCCTTTTAGCTTTAATTCTGCTATCTTGTTTTCACTCTCTGCTATAATTGCTTGACGTTCTAACTCACTTAAATTTGTTTCAGCTAACTGCGCCTCTCGTTTGTTCTTTTCTATTTCTATTAATGTAGCTACTTCATCACCTCCCTGCGCTTGAATTAGTTTTAACTGCGCTGCAAGGTTTTCATTTTGCAAAGTATATCGCTCTGCTGCTATCTGTTTTTCAAGTCGAACTAATCCACTCTTTTCATTTGCTTGTGCTTGTAAAAGTGCTAATTCTTTTTGAAATAACTCCTCTGCTTCTTCTGCACTATCAGTAGCTAATTGACTTCTTCCCTTTTGAATATCAAATTCAGTCTGTGCTATTTGTGTTAAGTTTTGTAAACGCTTAGACTCTAATGCACTTGCTTCCTCTAATTTAGCAATGATTTCTTCTTGCGATAGGTTTGCTTTATCCGCTGCATCTGCTCTTAATTGTGCTACTTGAGCCTCTATTTGTGCATTTTCTTTTAATAGGTTTCTACGCTGGAATACTAACGCATTTTCTTTTTCTTGTAGTGCTATTGCTTTTTGAGTATCTGCTGCTATCTCATCTGCAAAGCCTTTTACGGCTTCCTTGCCATCTTCATATAATTGCACTACCTTTTCTCCAGCTGCTTGTACTTTGCCTATCGGGTCTTCTATTCCAGTTACACCTTGCGCAACGCTATTTGATAAATCTTTAAAACCCTCTTTTATATCTCCGCTAAATATCTTTGCTATCGCCTTACCAGCTAAACCAAAAGCTTCTATTCTGTTGGTTATATTATCTCTTATAGCATCTCCAATAGACTTAAATACATCTTGAATGTTTAACTCTTTAATATTGTTGAATGCATCAAAAATAATCTTACCTAAATCAGCAAATTTGCTCGTGATGTTAGCCGTTATACTACCCAATGCAGCCATAACTACTTTGAGCCTCATCGCACCCTCTTCCGTACTTTTAAAATAAGCTACCAAACTACCAACCACTACCACAAATGCACCTATACCAGTAGCAATTAATGCGAGTTTAAATACGTTCATGGCTACCTTACCAGCTAATGTCGCTACGTTTAACGCTTTCTGAGCTGCCGTTTGTGAATTAGTTGCTGCCGTGTGCGTTTTTTGTACGCTTTCAGTAACCACTAATGCCTCAATATGCGCCAATGTAGCTTCTTTAGTTTGATTAAAGCTTTTAGTTAACGAACCCAAGTTAGTTCCAAATATTGTCACGTTTCCCAAAGCATCTTGGATAGACTGCGAATAGTTACCTACATTTCTTCTGTTATCTCCTACTGCGCTCTCGTTCTCTTTTAGCTTGTCTGTGATGTCTTTTATTTGTGTAGTAAGTTGTTGCCCCTCATCGGTGTTTTCTCTTTGCTCTGCACTTAATGAGTTATACTCCTTTGTTAAGATGGCTAATTGCGCCTTTAATTGTTCATTACTGCCAAGTTCAGCATTTAATGCGGTATTATATTGGTCTACTTCTTTAACTGCTGCTCTACGTTCTGCATTTACTTTGCTTAACTCATCTTTTTGACTTGCTAACTCTACTTTGCTTGTTTGGATGTTTGCCGTTAGTTCTTGCTCTCTTGCTATCTGCTCATCTGTTAACTGACCTCCAGCCTCTTGCTCTTTTCGGAGTGCTGCTAATTCTTTTTCGTACTCCTTAATCTCGGCAGTTGTTTGCTTAATTTCATCACGTTGTTCAATCTGCTTTTTAGTCAAATCATCTAAACCCTTTTTAGCATCGCCTAAGCCTTTAAGTTCAATGTCTATTATTACTTTTTCTGCCATTACTTCATAATTAATTTAGCTTTCACTAATCGTTTTATAATATCATACGACCATTCCACTATTTTGTAAACTTGGTCTTTGTAAATATACTCTCGTCTATTGCTTACGATTGTACCTAACTCATCTTTAAATGTTACCTCAATTATCTTATTGTTCTTCTTTTGGTTTAGGGTGTTAATGAATAGCTTATTCCACGTTTTAGCAAATGTAACTGGTAAACTCCAATTTAAATAAGCAGGTACTGATGTTGTAGTGGTATCTGCGTTCGTGTAATCAAAACTATCTACACCATTAAATCCAGCATCAGCATACCTATATCTGCACGACAAATTGTTTTCCCACGTTTCGGAATAACCCCCCGCATAGCCAGTATTATTAAATGAAGAAACCTGCTCTATGTAACTTGAGCCGTCGTAATAGGCGGTAAAATAACTCTCTATTTCTTCTATTCTGTTATTATTGAATGAGTTTAAAACATATAAAAAGCTACCCCATTGCTGATACTTAAAAACCCCAATAGAATTAACAAAGTCGTTTGCATTAATTTTTTGATTTAAGTGAATTAAATCTCCTTGCAAGTATTCAATATCCGTTACTGTTTCATCTAATACGATGCTATCTAAATTATACTGCTCTACTGCTATGCTCGGCAATGATGCTGGAGTGCTTCCGACTGGCTCAATTCCCTCATCTTGCAATTCAATATAAACATTATCGCCAACGACATCCATAACCAAGTTTAAATCCTTTAAAACGCCTTTTAAGAATTCATATTGAGTTTGATTATCTAAATAATCGCCTATCCAAATCGTATCACTTGTTTGAATGTTGTCGTTGCTTATGTTAAATTCTAAGCATTTTAAACTTGCACCAGTATAGTCTGCCGATAATGGCGCACTAAGCATAGTTCCATTTACCAATACCCCGAAATTAATTTCAGTTGTAGCAACAAATGGCAAACTAATTTCTGTTTCAAAATAATTAAGTCCATCTAATAACATACCGCTTGAGTTTTCTATTTCAAAAGATTCAAAAGGTACGCTATAAGGATATATTGGATTGTAGATTATTATAAATAGTTGTACAGACTCTATATTTTCATTTCTTATAAATTCAAACACACCGCTTAACTTAATTTTATCGCAATTATTTACAATTTGATAAGCATCTCCAAGATTTTGAAAACCAAAATTTGGTGAAGGTGTTACAACATTTATAGAATTATTGCCACTTAAAGGAGTTCCCAATCCAAACCATTGACTTGTACTTCCGCTTCCGCTTGGAAATATATTACTACCATTTGTAAAAGAATTATTACTAAAAACATCATCTATACTGCCAAAATTAGAATAGTCTATTGCTTGACCATAGTCGCTATCAAAGAAATTAGACGTTAAATTGTAGCCTTCATCTTTAAACATTTTGTGAAGCATTGACCTAACAGTCATATAAGGTGCAACGTGGTTTCTGTCTAATAAACCATCGGTTTCTAATGCTTGTAAATATGGACTACCAAAATGAAACTGAACATCATCTCCTAAAGTAGTACCGCTTACAAAATTAGATAATTTACTTCTAATGTTTGCATCAGTAAAAGCAAATCTATTGTTTAAGTCTACTAAACTTTTTAAAGACTTTCCCTTTAAAGTAGCTATCAAGTCATTATCTTGACCCATAAACAAGCACTTGAAATTGTCGTTATCGTAGCCAGTAACATAAAGCACCCCTTTGCTGAAGATATTACCCTCAATAGTGATGTAAGCTTCTCCGCTTGTTTGCGTTTGTGCGCCCTCTGTCGTTATATTGCCAAAAGCCAATTCGTTTTTAGCCGTTCTTGGTAGTGTAAATTGAGTACTTGCAGTTCCAGTTCTGTCGGTGAGGTTTTCAATCTTTGTTAAACCGCCCTTAATAACTAAACCGCTTATCGCATCTTCTTTGTAGTCAAGTTCTATTCCGTTAAATGTTATCATTTAAAACTCGGTTTTGTTTGTGCGTATCTGTATTTAAAATTAAAATCTATACCTCTTGACTTCTCAACTAATTTAAAGCTGCCATCCAGTACGTTAATAGGTCTTAACTCTCCATTGTCAATTACCCACTGCAAAGGACTGCTTACAAAGTCTTGCAAT